GCACGACCCGTGGGGCTTTTTTTATTCTTAGCCCTATTCTTTCTAGCTTTTGCATGACGGTCAAGACTCTTCTTAGCGTCTATATCTACTTTTTCAGGGAGATACTCTTGACGTTTACCTTTAATAGCTTCGCGTTGTCGGGCTTTAGCCGCATCCAACTTCTTTTTCATTTTAGCTCTTTTACGTTGAGCTTCAATAGTACCTCGTGTCGTAGCCATTCTTAAATCCTCCAATAGCCAACCCGTTTGGGTTTATGATAATTATCTTCAATCTCATTTATTTGGAAGGCATCAAGTGGGTGATCAATCTTCCATGAATCTTTCATATATAATATAGCCATTACCATTGCATCTACTTGGTCATCATAGGTTGCATGGGGAAAGGCAGCAGCTTCATTAATTAAATCCTGTGCAAAAGGTTTGTTAGGAACCCAGACTCTTCCCGCTTCAAGTATTGGTGTTGAGGCATTAGCTCTAGTAACCTTATCTCTATCAGGGTTATATTCAAGAATAGGCAAGCCAGCCCTTCTCATATCTTGAATGAGAGACTGACCTGACGCTTTCTTTTCAATTATTATAACATCTGGCTCATAACTATCATACATCTCTTGTGCAGTACTACGCAACTCTGGATACTCTAATCTTTCCCTCATATTACTAAGAAGGATAAGATTAGACACCATAGCTTCTGTACCATAGCTATCTGTCATAACTCTATTAAATATTCCCCAAGTTTGAATAACAGAATAATCAGCAGTAGTTTTAGCAGAAAAAGCTGTATCACAGGTTTGGATAATAAAATCACAATCAGGAGGATCATCACTATATTCCAAAATCTTAAACCAATCCTTTTTAAGGATACCACCATCATCGGGTGTTGGGTCTTGCATATATAGAGATTGCCAGTACTTACTACCGTTTTGTGATCTTATTTCTATTTCATCTTTTTTTAACAACTCATTAGGCTTCCACTCAGGAAAATATGAGGAGCCTACAGGAAGATCAAGTATGTCGGAAGATTCGTCATCCAACCAAGCAGGTATCTTAATAACTTCCCATTCATCAATCTCTATTTGATCTTCTTCATCATCAAAGATAGTTTCTTTTTTTCTTTCCTTTTCTGTTTCCAGAAGCCAGCCACAGATGTCATCTTCATGGTATCTCGTGTTTATAATCACGACACTACCATTTGGCATTAAACGTGTACGTAGACCAGCAGGATACCATTCCTTGATATATCTACGGCCAGCTTCTGAAAACGCATCTTCTTCTGACATAACATCATCAAGAAGTGCAACGTGACAACCCCGACCAGCAATCTGTGAACGAACACCAGCGGCTATATATACACCATTCTGATTCGTCTGCCACTTACCAGCGGCTCGTACATCAGAACGTAGGGTTGTCTCGGGAAAGATTTCTTTATAAAGGTCTGTATTTACAATATCCCTGACAGACCTACCAAAGTCAGAGGCAAGTTGATCAGAGTGAGACACAGATAGAATCTCATGATTAGCGTGGTTTCCCATATACCAAGCAGGAAACATCTTAGAACATATAACAGACTTAGAACTACGAGGGGGAAGAAATACCATTAGACGTTTAAGTTCACCCTTCTCCACCTTTTGTAGCCTATCAGCTAGGACTTCAATATGTTTTCCCATCTTAAAGTCTGCAATAAGATAAGGAACCATAAGTTTAATAAAGGTGAGGAAGTTAGTACGGGCTTTAATAATAGCCTGTTCAAAAAGCTTCTCGCGTAATTCTATATGTTTGTCTTTCATTAATCTATCTTAGGGGTATGACGGGGATGTTTCTTACCGCCGCCAAGATAGTTAGGAACATCATTTTTTCCCACCTTCCACGACTTTAAGCCCCAAAGTATCTGCAAGGCTTTCAATGTCCTTTTCAATTTTGTCTTCACTGTCTGAATCAGAAAAATGAGACAATTTAACTTTCTGTTCAGACTTGTCAACAAACATTCCCAAATGCCTTGCAATGGTTTCCATACTACGGTTTGCATTTGTGAAATCATTTTCTGACATAGCGTTTTCATACACGCTAGAAACTTTTTCCAAAACTTTATCAGCATTCCAAGCCATCCTTCTTAATGCCTCCTCTCTGAGGTTCTCTAATCTTTTCTTAATCTTCTTATTCGTATGTAAGGTAGCCCAAGCTCTTTGTCTAGTCTTAGAGTCAGTCTTACCAAGAGCATACCCTGCTTTTTTATACGCATGAACTATATCACCTGTCGCCATATATTCCATACAGAACTTTTCTTGGCGAGGGGATAACCCTCCAACCAATTGAGAACGTGTAAAGAGCTTCAGTCTTTGCGGTGGATTTTCTAGCATTTTCTGTTGTTTCAATCTATAAGTTTCATCAGGTTGATCAGCTTTAGAATAATCCCTTTTCCGCAAAGACTTCTGCCCTGGACTACGGAAGATTCTTCGTCTTAGTTCCTTCCGCATCTCTTGTAAATCCCGACCAGCGGAATTAAACTTTCGTTCATTACATAATTCTTTTATCGTATCACGTAATTTATCTGTAGACCATTCCCCATAAATTATATGTACATCCCTATCCAGGTCTGTAGTATAATCTTGGTCAGTCACTCCATCGGTTAACATTTCCATCTTTTTCTAGCTTGACGTAATCGGCTATTAGGATTCTTTGCTGCTTTAGGAAACTTCTTCATCTGTCCTGCACTTCTAGCACAATAACTCTTACGTCTGGCTTTACGTTTACCTGTAGGTTTACCCTCTGTAACAGCGGTCTTTAATTTACTACCCGGATTATCCCTACGGTATTTAGCCACTCCTTTAGGAGTCATACCGGCACCAGATTTAGTTGGACGTTTGTGTCCTCCACCAATCGTATGCCCTTTCATAGTTCCTTTACGTTTAGCCACGATTACCTCTTTTTTGTTTTCTTCCAGCTAATTCTAGCTGGTCCTTTCTTTTTACGAGATGCAGTACTACATTGAGCTTTAGTAGGTCTACAGGCAGGGTAGGGTCTTTTAGATTTAGTTGCAGACTTTCGACCACAGGGTTTACCTGTCTTACAATCTATCCACCCTTTACCTTTATTACGACCAAACCACTTACGTAGTCCTTCACTTTTTCTTTTTACTGCCACTCTTATTACCCCAATTTTTAGCCCCTACTTTTCTACATCTCGTTAAAGCTCCTGAAGCATAAGCAGAAGGCCATTTAGTATACCTTGATTTAACCTTAGTATAACAGGCATCTCTCTTTTTTGATTTCTTTTTAACAGCCATTAAATTATCCTCAATAAGTTTTTATTATACCATACCATTCTTACGTTGCCTAGATTGAGAAGGAGTTAATTTTTTTCTATGATTGAGGGGAGGTTTCCTGTTACGCCTTCTTGTTGGGGTAGGTTTATACTTATCTTCATTAGATGTTTTAAATTTTCTCATAGTTTTTTCCTCTTGACAAGTGGGTTGACTACCCGTATACTTCTAACACTTAGCATAGCAACACTTGCTTAATTTGAAAAGGAGAAATTAACTATGCAGTTTTATGGCAACCGTGTTCCTGAATTTGAGTCGCTTGTTGATCAAATCAGTAACAGTTTTTTTAATTACGAAAATAAATTGTTCCCTGCTTTTGCGGAACAAGCACAACGAGTTTATAACCAACTCCCTTGGAATGGGGCTACTCGCCCTTGTGTACACTATGGAGGAGACTACATTGTTACTGCTAATGAAGATAATACCACTAGCTATTACCTTTATTTTTTGATTCCAGGTCATGATGAAACTTCAATCGAAGTTCTTCAGAAAGAAGGCTACCTCATTATCAAAACTAAAGATGTCTCACCAGAAGATAAATCTACTTCTCCCTTTACTAATTATAAATATTATAAGAAAGTAAAGCTCACTCATCCTGATTATGAAGTTAAGGAAGCTATCTTGAAAAATGGTATCCTTAGTATCTATATTGAAGATATGAGTGAAGAGAGAGAAAAGATAAAGACAACTACCATAGAAGTTAAATCATCCAAAGATTAATTTATACTCTTCTGGTAATATCTTTATATCTTCCCTAAAAGAGTCAGTTACTATTTCTATAGCCTTTGGTTTTAGTTTGTAGTAATTGGCTCTTTTTATTTTAGCTTTCTTTTGATCCTGCACACCTTTGAATGAGGGTAGTGTTACCTTTGTTTTCTTATATACCTTATTCAACAAAGGACTACTCTTCTCATACGTAAAGATTTCATTTACTTCAGACAGCCAGTTAACTTGAGGAGTAAACCTATAGCCGCAGAAAGGAGCCGTATGGAGATGGTCATAAGCAGGATCATCAGTTAACCATTTAACAAACCCTCTACTCTTTAGCCTGTGCTGTTCCCTAATCGCTTCCTTTGTCTCTTTGATCCCTCTACACCATGCCAGCCTTTCATAGCTACCTTCCGTAAAGAACTCATACATCTCTATCATTCGGTCAAAGGGATTACGGATAACCCCAAAGGTAAATAACTTATCCCATTCCTTTGCTCCTATCTTATTCTTAATATCAATAGAATAACAGAAATAGGGGAGTATATCTTTCTCACCTTTATATTCATTCTTTGGATTGTTCTCAGGAATATAAGTCTCTAGAGTCTCTGCTACCTGATCTACCGATAGGGGATGGTTAACAAATAATATCTTCTTTTTTTCATTAGCAACAAACATATACTTTAATTCCTATTTTTTAAATCCAGGATATCCTGTTCTACCATATCTGATATTAATTCTTTTAGAGAAACTGTAGGTTTCCATTGTAAATTCTTTTCTATCTTCTCTGAATTACCACAAAGATAAGCAACATCAATAGGCCGGTAAAACTCAGAGTTTACTTCTACTAGAACATCTCTTGATCCATTGTTATTCCTTACACCCTTTTCTTGTACACCACTACCCCTCCACTCCAGGGATACACCTACCTTTTGAAAAGCTTGAGTTACAAAAGTTTTAACAGAATGAGTATCCCCCGTAGCCACTACATAGTCTGTTATACTATCTCCTTCTGCTTTGTTTAGCATAAGCTGCATGGCTTTAATATATTCCCTGGCATCTCCCCAATCTCTTTTAGCCGCTAGATTTCCTAGCTGTAAGGGACGATCAAAAGGTACACGATTTAAAGCATAGTTAGCTACATACTTGGTTATCTTACGAGTAACAAAGTCTACCCCTCTTCTAGGAGACTCATGATTAAAGAGGATACCATTAACAGCATGGATATCATGAGCCTTACGATAATTAACCACAGTTTGATACGCTGCCATCTTAGCAACAGCATAAGGAGATTCAGGATTAAAAGGAGTATTCTCTGTCATCTTCCTTACTTTTCTACCATTAACTTTTATGTTTCCATATAGCTCGGAAGTTGAAGCTTGATAGAATCTAAATGAGTTTTTAAAATGTGTGTGGAGAGACTGTAGTAGCGCGATAACACCAAGAGCATTAATTTGATGGGTAACAGTAGGGATACGAAAGGAATCCCCTACATGTGATTGAGCAGCTAGATTATATACTTGAAGATAGTTTCCTAGTTTAAGGACATTCTGTACATCATCATAAACTTCTTTTACAAATTTTTCTATTGAGCATGAATCCATTAGATCAAAGTGTATTAGTTTAAAAGCAGAGGGATATTTATCAGTTAACCCGGAGATACGATCAAGGTTATGGGGAGTAGTTGACGTATGCCGTATCCCTCCATAGACTTGTACACCCTGCTCTAATAAATCTTCGGCAAGGTATGAACCGTCCTGTCCTGTAATACCTGTGATGATTGCGACTTGTTTCATTTTATTTTCTCCATAGTATATAGGTATCCTAAAAATAAACTAAAGGGGGGTATTTCGCAAGACCTAAAATTTTGAAATTTATGTCAGTGTATATACGATAACACGCCAGACCCCCTAGTTTTTCCCCCACCCCTCCCTAATAACCCTACTTTCTATGTGGATATTCAGGCATAGTTCAACCCCCAAGGTTTTGACGCCTTGGGGGTTGGCTAGGGCCGGAAGCTTAGAGAAGCTTTGCGAGGTCCACTGCGGGCTTTTCAACCTTGGTGGATTGCTTGCGGGCTTCCTTGGTCAGGATGACCACCTTGCCAGCCTTCCCTATAGTAGCTTCCACTTGCTTGGTGCCATGGGTGAAGGTTCCTTTGGCACCCCATGGCAGATTAATAAACTTCCCATCTGGGGATACATTAATCTGATTAACCGGAACCGCGATTTCCAGATAAGCATATCCGTTGACGCGGGGTGATGGGGCGATTGGATTTAAAGTTTTCTTAGCCACTGTCTTAATCTCCTAATCAGTGGTTGATTGCTTTGGCCGGATTGGCCGCCGCTTCCCCATTATAGTGCCACATCATAGCATGGTTGTCTAATGTTTCTTGTAAACCGTTGATATCATTAAGCTTTTCCCATTTGGCCGGCCGCTTCCAAACCCTGGTTTTGTGCATACTATTAGCTATTATCTATTATCTCTTTAAAAAATTCCTCAAGACACATACAAACACCGACGTGTTTGCATTGGTTTAACAAATAATATCAATTACTTAGACGATCTGCCATATATTTAAGGGAATGTCAAGTATTATATATAAGTTAGGGGAAGGTATTTAGGGGAAGGGGAATATAAATTTAAAGGGTAACTATAGGACATATTATTGCTTAGTTCGTCTACATATTAACTAATAATAACAATCATATAACTATATCTAATCATTATATAATTTACAGTCTCGATTAGCTTATAAGAATCTTAGCATAAGCGGAGCCAACCCGTTGAAATCGTTGGGTTTTTTTGGGGGTTGACACGCCGTGTCGGATCGACTAGGCTTCCCGAGCTTTCACCGGAGATTTATATATAATTATTTATATAATATCTCTTCCCAAAAACCTTTTATCATTGGAGGTATACAATGATTGTATTTGATTACCCTTCTAAGAAAGTCCTTAAAGAAAACATCGGTCAACCATTGCAGTACATTGAGACTAGTTTGTTTGGTCCTGAGTACTTAGCTGATGGTATGTTAACAGGTGCTAATCGTCCTCATATTACAGGACAAGGCAGAGAGTTCTTTGCACAAGTAACCATGCAAGATGGTTTAATTAGCAAGGTTCAATGATCAACTATAGGGATGGTAGCATTATTGTTATCATCCCTATTCTTAAAGGGAATAAGTAATATGGCTAATCCTACTTATAAACTTCCTGTACTTGAAGATTTCTTCAATGCTACATTCGGTGTAGATAGATCACAATCTATTAGAGATAATGTTTGTGTTAGTCCCTCTTGTGATAATTCTGCTACATCATTTCGTGATGAGTTATCTAGAAAAGAGTATACTATCTCCGGTTTATGTCAGTCCTGTCAGGACAGTGTTTTTGGTGGAAAGGAATAATCATATGCGCTTTAGAGCAACTCTTGCTTGGGAAGATGTTGAAACTGGTAAAGTAATTGCTGAGTTCATTGTTTCAGAATCTGATTTTTGGGATGAATGGGCAGATGAACTAAATGTTTCTAAAAAAGATCATTTAGTTCCTTTATCTGACGCTAAATGGGTTAAGGCTCGTTTGGTAGATATTAAGGAGGTATCATAACATGGAACGTAATCGTTCAATGGTTCTGGATGCTGAGAATTTAGCTTATGCTAAAGATCAGTTAGCAACTACAGACATCTCTAAGTACTGTAGCCTTGATGGTAATGTATTAACTATACATGATCATGAGGGATATACAGATACTTTGAATAAATACTGGCATTCAAAGTTACATATAGAATGGCATGTAAAGCCTGTAGTTAAGTTAACAGACTACATCTTGGGAGTTTCTAATGAAGTACATTAGAGACTTATTCTTGTTGATTGATAGGGCTGTCATAAGCCCTGTCTTTCTGTATGCTCTTGTATTTATAACGGCTCTAGCTGTTAGCTATATCGTTATAGATATAACAGTAATGCCTTACCATTTGAAAGGTTGGTGATGATATGGGAAAAGATACCCCTTCAAAATCTTGGCAAGAGGCTTATGCTAAGTATACTACTACAGATAACCAAGTAGAGATGAATAACGTAGTATTAACCTATGAAGGTTATACAATTAGTATTGCATCCCATAAACATGCCCCTTTAATTGGTCCTACAAAAGAGATTGCTGTTTGGCGAAAAGCTTATGGCGATAAGCCTGAAGGGAATATAGAAATGATTGCTCCTTATGGAGATAGTTTAGAATCATTTGAAACTGCTATGTCGATAATTAAGTACCATATTCACACTCAAATTCATAAGGAATTAACTAATGATTGATATCCAAAAGCGTCATGATGAACTATACAATGTATGGTGCCATGCTGATCTTGTACTACGTCGGGATGACCTGATGAATTATAGTTCTGATTGGATTGTAATTGGAACAGCTACTAGCTTTAATAGGGCTATGGCATTGGCTAATGATTTCTTGGTACAAGGAGATGAAGCATGAGTTTAGACTCCAGAGTTCAAGGTCAACGTGAAGATATGATAGAAGATATCCACCATCATATGGAACAAGTAGATGTTCATGATGAGCTACTAAATTTAGCTAGAACTATAGTATCTTCTAGTTTTTATATGACAAATGCAGAAGACTATGGTTTTGATTCTGCTGAATTTGACAACTATGGTTTGGTGTTAATTCATCAACAATTAGAAAAAATAATTGATTCATCTAATCTTTTTTTCGTCTTAGAAAAAAATGGTGGTAAATTGGTTACTGTAACAGAAAAGGAGAAACTAAAATGAGAAAGAAAAATCCTTTTGGTAAAACTGTTAGCGCAGATAATCCTTATGCAATATATCATGATCCATATCTAGATATTACTCATAAGATACTTAAAACATATCAACACCGAGACAATGAATCTAAGAACATTGATGCCCGTTGGTTCGTTGCCTCTAAATCACCTATGACATTTGGTTCATATGATATGGGAGATGCTTATGCAAAACCTATCATTGATAGATGTCATTTAGTATCAGCTAGTGATGATTGGAAAAAAGCTTATGGTAACTAGTCTATTATCTAATACTTCTAAGATGCCTTGTAAATCTATTAGCTTAGATGCAGAGCTATGTAACACTGGAAGTAAGTTAGCTAAGATACCTAATACACCTTGTAATAAATGCTATGCTTTACGAGGCTTTTATAGGATGCCTAATACTAAGAAAGCCATGAAGGCTAGGTTAGAGTTTATGACCAGTGAACACTTTGTTGAAAGGATGATCCATCTATTAGCTAATGAAGATTTATTTAGATGGTTTGATAGCGGTGATGTTCAATCGTTTAAGATGGCGAATGATATTGTTACTATCGCAGAGAATACCCTTTGGTGTACTCAATGGCTACCTTCTAAAGAATATAAGATATGGCGTAAAATATTAAAGAATAGGACATTACCTAGTAATTTAATACTAAGAATGTCTACACCTGTTGATGATACTGAACCTATGAAAGGATTTAAACATACATCAACAACATATACATCACCTATTAGTAAGGCTCTACCATCTATAGGTATTGAATGTAAAGCTCATGAGAATGAGAGTTATGAGTGCGGTACTTGTAGAGCTTGTTGGGATAGAGAGGTAAGCAATATTGCTTATCCTAAACGATTTGAAAAAGGAACTAAATAATATGTTAGATAACCCATTTGAACCTGTCGTAAAGATAGATGCTTTCAAGAGTGCTTTTGATAATTCTGAATTAGATTTTCCTGT